CTGATGGGCGGAATTGCCCGTGGCTTGATTGCTCATCGCTATCTCCTTGTGAGCGTTCGTCTTATCCGCTCCATAAGCAGATATCTACCCCGGATATCTCGGGGAGTCAAATATATAATTCCCCTATTTTCCATCGGTGCCGGTCGCAAAGGTCATGAGAATGCGTTTCGCCTGATCCTTGTCGCCGCGTCCAATCGACATCCATATTTCCAGAATGTCGCTGTCGATTGTAATGGGGTCATGGTCGAGCAAGTGGCCTGGGGTCGTGTCCAAAGCTGGGGCCAGCCGTCTCATCCACTTCGCGGATAGACCGCGATCCCCAGATTCAAGCATAGAAATCATGCTTGGGGTTGTATCCACGGCGTCAGCCAGGTGTTCCAGCGTCATTCCGCGAAACTCCCGCCATGCGCGCAGGTGGTTAGGGCCGCCGTTCTTGTCCATGTTCACAGAATGGCATGGTAGAGTTGGATTCACAGCCAACAGACTGTGAAAATTCGTCCTTGCTTTTGCTTTCACAATCTGTGAATGTCCAATCATGGACACCCCAACTGCATCTGAACTGATCGAGGCGACCGGCATTAGCCCGTCCTACGCCAGCATGATTTTGAACGGGAAGCGAAGCCCATCATTGGCTTTGGCAATTCTCATTTTCAGAAAAACAGCATGGCGGCACGCGCGTATTCGCGGGCTGTCAGATGAACAGATCGCCAGCCTTGAGCTGATCTCCGTTGGTGCAGCAGCATGAGCGACCAGCGCCTCTTGTCCGAACTGGCGCGCGCTAAGGCTACATTTCAGCTCCGCGCCATCCTCAAGCACATGAACACCAACACCCTCCCGCCATATCCAACAGCCGACCGCGACGGCGGCTGCGAGGCTCGGGCTGCGTCTAACGTCAACGCGGTAGCGGGGCAGGGGTCCATAAAAGACGTGAAGCCCGAGAACGTCGCAACCTGTCGTTCCTGTGATCGCATCGCCTGCGGTTGCCCGGATGCGATCTACGCGGGCGTCATACCGGGAGAAAGCAAGTGACCGCATCACAAGCCATCATCCTGATCGGCTGGCTGGCGCTCAATCTTGTCGTCGCCGTCTTTCTGCTCCTCCGTGCTGCTGTCCTGCATCGCCCATCGGCGCGCTGCAACTGCGACGAGTGCGCGGGCAATCGCAAGTCGGGTTTGAACTGATACCGTTTCCATGAGGGAATTACGTAAATGACGCATTGCAACAAGTCCGTCGCCAAAAATGCGCCAGACCGGACACAAGTGTTGTCAGCACTGGCCATGGGTACGCGCCGCGCGATGCACCATGTCGGCGGTAAGGGCACGCTTGCTGATCGCATCGGCGCCAACGTCAAGACGATTGACCGGACGCTTACCGAAGAGACCGCGATGGAGCTGCACCGCGCCCTGGCATTGCTGCTGGTCGATCAGGCAGCGCTTGATGAGGTGTTCTCGCTTTATGGCGTGGTTGTTCGGCCAGCCTCAATCGAAGCAGCGAACGACATGCATACCATCGCAGGTTTGTCCAACGCGATTGGAACATGGGCTGAGGCAATGCGCGACGGCGTGCGCGATCATCGCGAGACATTGGTACTTGCCGAGGAATTCCGACCACTGGTGCAGGCTATCGGCGCGGTCATTGAACAGGCGGACGCGATCCGCGCGGGGAGGGCGGCATGACCTGGTGCAATGAACAGATCGCACGGGCTTATAGCGATTTTCTAGCCCGCAAAGCGATTATTGATCCGGCAACCGGTATGGCGGACGTGCCACCGCTGCCGGAATGCTTATTTCCATTTCAACGCGATATTGCGGCTTGGGCATTGAAGCGCGGGCGCGCGGCGCTGTTCGCGGGCACTGGCCTTGGCAAGACATTGATGGAATTGGCGTGGGGACATGCCGTAGCAAAAGAGACGCGACGACCGATCTTGCACCTAGCTCCCTTGGCCGTTTCTGCTCAAATCGTTCGGGAGGCGCAAAAGTTCGGCATTGACGTGTCGGCTTCAACGATTGTTAATTACCAGCGACTTAACCATTATGACCTGACCGACTTTGGCGGCGTCATTTTGGATGAGTCCAGCATCCTAAAATCGGTTGACGGGCATTTCCGTACTGCGCTGATCAGCGGTTGCTGCGACATCCCGTTCCGCTTGGCCGCAACCGCAACGCCTGCTCCGAACGATTATATGGAGCTTGGCAATCACGCCGAGTTTTTGGGCATCATGTCCTATACCGACATGCTTGCCACCTTTTTCACACATGATGGCGGTGACACGCAGAAATGGCGCCTGAAAGGCCACGCTGAAAACGAGTTTTGGAAGTGGATGGCATCGTGGGCAGTGATGCTGCGCAAGCCGTCAGACCTTGGTTATGCGGATACAGGCTATGATCTACCTCCGATCAATTACGTTCATCACATCGTTAGCGCGCCTTACAAACCGAACGACGAGATCGGACTGCTTTTTCCGATGCAGGCGGCGACACTTTCCGAACGGATTGCGGCACGCCGGGCGAGCGTCGATGATCGGGTCGCACAGGCGATTGCCGTTACGCCTCACGATCGGCCGTTCGTGTGGTGGTGCTCGCTTAACAACGAGGCCGAAGCGCTGGCCAAAGGCATCCATGGCGCTGTCAACCTGCATGGTTCGCTGAAAGATAGCGAAAAGGAGCGCATCCTCGTTGATTTCAGCGAAGGTCGCATCACGCATCTTGTTACCAAGGCTTCGCTCGCCGGGTTTGGAATGAATTGGCAGCATTGCGCCGATACCGGCTTTGTTGGCCTGACCGACAGTTTCGAGCAATTCTATCAAGCCGTGCGCCGGTTCTGGCGGTTTGGCCAGACCAAGACCGTCACATGCCACGTTATTTCGAGCGAGCTTGAAGGAGCGACCGTCGCCAACATCAAACGCAAGGAAGCCGACGCCGATCGAATGGCGACGGCGATGGTCAAACACATGGCAGACCTGTCCAGTGCGGAGGTGCGCGGCACGGTGCGCGAAAACCCAACCTACAATCCAACCGTCCCGGTGACGGTCCCACATTGGCTTTGCGAGGCAGCATGACAATCATGGCAATCGATCAGGTCATTACAGACCAATACGCTATCTATCAGGGCGATAGTTGCGAAATAATCCGGGCCATCCCCGGAGATAGCGTAGGATTTGGCATTCATAGCCCACCATTCGAGGGCCTTTATAAATTCAGCAATTATGACCGGGACATCTCAAACAACGATGGCCCTGACTTCTGGGAGCACTACACATTTTTGATACAAGAACTTCTCAGAGTCACAATGCCCGGCAGAATTTGCGCCGTCCATGTGATGCAGTTGCCGACAAGCAAAATCCGGCATGGCTATATTGGGATGCGTGATTTTCGCGGTGAAGTCATCCGTGCTTATGAGGATGCGGGTTGGATATTTCATAGCGAGGTCTGCATCTGGAAAGACCCCGTCGTCGCACAGCAACGCACAAAGTCGATCCGATTACTGCACAAGCAAATCGTCAAGGATAGCACGATCAGCGGGCAGGGCCTGGCGGACTACATCGTTGCGTTCCGCAAGCCTGGCGAGAATCCAGAGCCGGTAAGTGGCTGTTTTAGCCGTTACAGTGGCACCGACGAGCCGGATCGTTCTAAATACACCACGCCAACCGATGGCCGTAACTGGTATTCGATCGAGGTTTGGCAGCGCTACGCATCGCCGGTATGGATGGACATCAACCAGACCCGGACCCTGCAATATCGCGGCGGGCGTGACGAAAAAGACGAACAGCATATCTCGCCGTTGCAGCTCGACGTAATTGATCGCTGCATCGACCTTTGGAGCAATCCCGGCGATACTGTGTTGACGCCGTTTCTTGGCATTGGCAGCGAAGTCTATTGCGCAGTTGAAATGGGGCGCAAAGGGATTGGGATAGAGCTAAAGCCATCCTATTTTGTCCAAGCGAAGCGCAATCTCGAAAACGCGCAAAGACAGACTTCTAGCCTTTTTGGCGTTGCCGTCGCATGACCCCGCTCACCCTCACATTCGACATGGCAGAAGCCGCACGTCGTCATGACGCATGGGCACGTACCATCGAAGCCAATCTAGCCGCCCGGAAGCAGTTGTGCGCTCAGAAGCAGCGTGCCGCCAAGCATGGCGTTGAGACAAAGAGGAGCGCAGCGTGAGCTATCATTGGCGACAAGACGAACTCAACAAGCTTATTGAGTTGTTGGAGTGTGGTAATGAGTTGACGGCTCGGGATTATCGACTTTTCCCTGATAGGTCGCAGTATGCGGTTAACCGCAAGGCCAAGATTATCCGCCGTACGCTGAACATGCCGCGCCCAGCACGTAAAATTTGTGGATTAAGAGCCGTCGATTTCGCCTCTATTAATTGGGAGGATCGGCACATCGCCCGCCAATCCCATGCCTTGCACAGCAAAACAATTGAGGTTGCGCTCAAAAACAACAGCGAGTGTTTCGGTCTATCGAAGGCCCAGGTTCGCGCGAAAGCCGTTGAGCTTGGTTTGCTGGAGGCATTTTGATGTCTCCGCGCGTCATTGCCTATGCCCGCGAAGAGGCGGAGCGCTATGGGTGGACACTTGAGCTGGTGCTTGGCAGGGGCCGCGCGCCATCAGATGCCAGGCAGGCCGTAATGCGGCGCCTGCGCGCCGATGGGTTCAGCTACCCAGAGATCGGCATGATGATGGGGCGCCACCACACGACCGTCATGCACGCCTGCCGGAAGGTGGCGGATGGATAAAGCGCCTGTTCCGACCGAACGTGCAATTCAGCGCGAGATACTGCGTATGTGTGGCACCGTGTTCCCTGCTGTTCTGGTGGTGCATGTTCCCAATGGCGCGCACCTATCCGGCACTGATGCGCAGCGCTCCCGTCAGATGGGTGCTTTGCGTGGTGATGGGCTAAAGCCTGGGTTCCCAGACCTGATTGCGCTTTGGAACGGCGGAGCAGGGTTTCTTGAGGTCAAGCGCCCTAAGACCGGGCGGGTTTCTGACGACCAGAAGGCAATGATCGGCCATCTGAGCGAATTGTCTCATAACGTCGCTATCGTCCGAAGTGCGATTGAGGCCCAGGATGCGCTCTTGTCATGGGGTGCGCCAGCTAACGCTGTGAGGTGGGTAGGGTGAGTATCCACATCATGTCCCAAATTTGGGATTTATCCCTACCAGACAGCGAGAAGCTTGTTGCACTAGCACTCGCTGATTGGTGCAATGACGACGGAATTTGCTGGCCATCAACAGCCCAGATTGCGCGCAAATCTAGCAAGAGCGAGCGAACCGTTCAGGGAGTATTGGCCAAGCTGGAATCTCGCGGCATCCTGTGCCGGGATATGCGACCGGGTAAGGGAACGCTTTACAAGCTAACCCCCGCAGCCGCTGCGCCCCGCAACGATTGCACCACCGCAGATATTGCACCCCAGCAGGGAACGACACAGACCCCCGCAGCCGCTGCGCCCAATACGTCAATAACCATCAATACCTCTCATAAGACTACGTCTTATTCGAGGACGCGCGGGCTAACGCGCAAGGCTGGTGGATTTGGTCCCCCGAATGGGATTGGCCTTGATCGTTGGAACGAGTTTTGCGCGCAGCGGAAGAAGCCGGTTACGCAGACCGCCTACACTCGGATGCTGAACACCCTGATCGATGCCGCTGATGCTGGATGGCCACCCGGTGAGGTGATTGGGCGCGCAATCGAGCGCGGATGGGAAACCCTTTTTGTTCCGAACGAGGCGAAAAATGGCAAACGAACTTCAAACCACAGCAGCGAGGACGCTTTCATGGTCGCAGCAGCCGAAGTTGCGTTCGGGGACGATGCTGGACACGGCGGAGCTGTTGTACATCTGCTCACCGGACGAGCGGGCAGCGCTGGCGGATGATGTTGTGGAGCTTGAGCGTGTAAACCGGCCAGCCACGCGCCAGCAGATCGCCGCGATTGTCGGTTCGCTCAAGGCCGCGTTCCCAGGTTCTACCGATAGCGACAAGGCCAAGGTGATGCTGGAGCATTACGTAAACGGCCTTGATGACCTTCCGCTTGCATCGCTGCAAAACGCAGCGCGCGCATCGGTGCGAGAATGTCGCTTTTTCCCGACTGTTGCCGAGCTGCGCGAGCGCTGCACTTCGCACCGCGCCGATGCCAACCGTCTGTACCGCGCCCGCATCATGATTGAGCGCCACGACCGATATTATCGCGCGCCTCTAGCCGAGGCTGACCGGGTTAAGCCTGCCGAGATCGCGGCGCTGATCCGCAGGGTTGGACATGCCAGCGAACAGCGGGCGTAGGCCACAAACGGGAGATAGCCTCATCGACCTGTAATTTCGCTGTGGCCACATTGAGCGATCAACACAGGCCGACAAGTGGCGATGGCAAGGGTGGGACTGGGGGCAAAGTGCTTGGGATATTGTCATGTGGCAGAGGAGCAAGGGGTGATGGATCATAGTCCTGTGAATATTGGTCGTCCTGCCGGACAGATGACGCCACGCAGAAAACAAGTGCTTGAGTGTATCGGGCGCTATCGTGATCGTGGAGTATATCTGAGCCTGTCTCGTATCGCCCGCGAATGTGGCATGTCTCACTATCGAAACGCGCGCCGTGTTGTTAATGACCTGAAAGAAATTGGTGCGCTGTAATTAATAAGCCGGTCCCAAGCTTGGAATAACCGCATATATGGGCACATGAGCATTAGCTAGGAGCGCTCGGTAGTCATGCTTGGTTCGGATGCAGAAAATTCTAAGCGCCGTGTCGTTGATTTACCGACGCTTGAAAAGAATAGCTCTGGATTAACGTTTGCCCGCCGACCTGCCAAGCTTCAAGTCAAGGAAGCCGTGTGGCTGCAAGAGCTTACGGATCGCTATGACGGATGGCGAGAATTGGTGTCGATGCGTGAAGCAACTGCAATCGACCATGAGTGCCCGATTGCACCGTATGAGATTGGAGCAAGATATTTATGGTCGTGCGCCCTTGGTCGCGCTGATGCAATTGTCCGTCATGATGATGGAGCAATTTCGATCATTGAGGCAAAAGTAACCTCGAGTCCAAGAGACTTCTGTGGAGGTATCGGACAGCTCGTATATTATAAAACATTGGCTGAAAAATATTGGGAAGTTGAAGTTGCGGCGCTTCTTTTGGTCGTGCCTTGGATACCTCCATTCGCGCTTGAAACAATCGCCAACATTCAGGCTCCTATTCGCATATTGAAGAGGGATAGTGAAGATTACCTTTCTGGACTTGTTCCTGATTATGCATGAGGGTCGTCCTACAATTTACTCCCAAGAGCTTGCCGACAAGCTGTGCTGTCAGCTTGCGGAGGGGCGTAGTATGAGGTCTATCTGTCGCCAAGCAGAGATGCCCGGCCAAACCACGATCTATCGCTGGCTTAGCGATAACGAAGGTTTTCGGGAGCAATACGCAAAGGCACGCGAATTGCAGGCTGACACGCTGTTCGATGAGATTATTGATATTGCTGATGATTCCACCAATGACTGGATGGAGCGCGATGGCGGATTAGAGGTCAACGGAGAGCATATACAGCGGACGCGCTTGCGGATTGACACCAGGAAGTGGATGGCCGGTAAGTTACGACCGAAAAAGTATGGCGAGCGCATTGAACATGAACATAACGTAGGTTCAGACCTTGCCGCGCTGATCGCCGCGCGCCGTGCCCGCGTTGCTGAGTTGGACGGCGATGGCAACCAAGGCTGACCCGCTTGCCATGCTGGCTGACGACATCGGCAGCTTTACCCACGACCCATTGGGTTATGCGGTCTATGCCTTCCCATGGGGAGAAGGTGTGCTGGCCGGGGTTGCTGGCCCTCGCGATTGGCAATGTGATGTCATGGAGGACGTCCGGGAGCATCTGATCGACCCGGCTAAACGCCATACGCCTATCCGCATTGCCCGCGCATCCGGCCACGGTATCGGCAAGTCTGCGCTGATCGCCATGCTGTGCAAATGGGGGCTGGATACGTGCGATGATACGCGCATCGTCATCACAGCCAATACCGAGGGGCAGCTCCTCACCAAAACAGGGCCTGAGATTACCAAGTGGCACAATCTCAGCATCACGCGGGATTGGTTTAGGCCGAGTGCTACTTCTTTAGTGTCCACTGTCAGGGGCCATGAGAAGTCATGGCGCGCTGATCTTGTTACCTGGTCGGAGAACAACACCGAAGCATTCGCGGGCCTGCACAATCAGGGAAAGCGCATCATCGTCATTTATGATGAGGCATCGGGCATCGCGGACAAGGTGTGGGAGGTCACGCTTGGTGCGCTGACCGATGAAGGCACTGAGATCATATGGCTCGCATTCGGAAACCCGACAAAGAACACGGGTGCTTTCCGCGAGTGCTTTGGAAAGCAGCGCCACCTATGGAAAACCGATCAGATTGACAGCCGCACCGTCGAGGGGACGAACAAGGCGTATCTGGACGAGCTGGTCGCCACCTATGGCGAGGACAGCGACATCGCCAAGGTGCGCGTGCTTGGGCAGTTTCCCAGTGCCTCGTCCATGCAGTTTATCCCGTCAGCCCGCGTTGATGATGCGCGGCGCCGCAAGGTTGTGCCGGACCCCGCTGAGCCGCTTGTAATCGGCGTGGACGTGGCGCGGTTCGGTGATGACCGCAGCACGATCTATTTCCGCCGCGGGCTAGACGCAGTGAGTATCCCGCCTGTTCGGTTGTCGCAGGTCGATACCATGACCCTGGCGGCCAAGGTGGCCGAGGAATGCCGCCTTACCCGCGCAGCCATGGTGTGCGTTGACGAGGGCGGCATCGGATCTGGTGTTGTTGACCGCCTGCGCCAGTTGGGCGTTCCCGTAACGGGGGTGCAGTTCGGCGGTAAGCCGTTGGGTGCGGTCAAGCTGGCAGAAGGCATCAAGGTCGCCAATCGGCGCGCTGAGATGTGGTGGATCATGCGCGAGTGGCTGATGCGTGGCGCTATCCCTGACGACCAGCAATTGGCCGATGACCTGATTGGCGTGGAGTACAGCTTCAACGCACGCGACGAAATTCTCCTTGAGGCCAAGGAGCACATGAAAAAGCGCGGGCTTGCATCGCCGGATGATGGAGATGGTCTTGCGCTGACCTTCGCCGTTCCGGTGCTTCCTGCTGCTCTTGAAGACGACATGGATGATTGGCGCGATGATGGGCGGAGCATGATTGGTGGATACTGAGTTGGATGGCGCGACCATGGACGACATGGACGAAGATGATGCGGGCGAGGGGGGCGCGCAGAAGCGCTTTGACACTCTGCGCCTGTCAGAGATTTTGACGCCTGACATCAACCTGGCCGAGTATCTGGCCGAGGATAAGGTGGCACAGATTGGGCGCGATGTTATCCGGGACGTTGAGATTGACGAGGACAGCCGCAAGGAGTGGCTTGAGCGCTATAAGACCTGGATGGACATGGCCATGCAGGTACGGTCAGTCAAAAACTACCCGTGGCCTAAGGCGGCAAATGTCAAATATCCCCTGTTGACGACCGCCGCGATCCAGTTTCAGGCGCGGGCTTACCCTGTGATTGTGGATGGTGGCCAGCTTGTCAAAGGCAAGGTGCTAGGCCCTGATCCTGATGGCATCAAGCGTGACCGTGCCGACCGTATCGCGGGGCACATGTCCTATCAGTTGCTCTACAAGATGCCAGGTTGGGAAGAGGACACCGACCGGCTGTTGTTGCAGCTTCCGATCATCGGGTGCGTGTTCCGCAAGACCTATTACGACGCGGTTGGTCGAAAGAACATCAGCGAGACAATCTCCGCTGAGGACTTCATCATCAACTATCACGCAAAGTCGATCGCGGAGGCCCCGCGCGCCACGCATCGGCTGCGTTACTACCCGCACGAGATTCGTGAGCGCGTTCTATCTGGCATGTGGCTGGATATTCGCCACGACCATGATGAAGAGGGCGGCCATGACGATGATGATGCGCTGCGCATCGTCTATGAACAGCACCGCAAGATCGACCTGGACGGCGACGGCTATCCTGAGCCTTATATCGTCACGACTAATCACGCAGGGCAGGTGGCGCGGATCGCCCCGGCATTCGGCCCTGACGATGTAACCGTCACGACAGCATCTGGCATGATGCGGATGCTTGATGCGCTTCAAAGTGGTGTCGATCCTGAGGATATTATCCGCATCGAGCCGCGCGAGTATTTCACCAAATACTCATTCATCACCGCGCCGGATGGGTCATTTTACGACATCGGCTTTGGCTGGCTGCTTGAGGACATTGGCGAGGCGGTAAACGGCACCATCAATCAGATGCTTGATGCGGGCGCGCTGCAAAATGCAGGCGGTGGGTTTATCTCGTCCGCAGTCAACGTGCGAGGCGGTGAAATGCGCTTCCGCCTTGGTGAGTGGAAGCGGATCGAGGTTGGCGGGCCGATCGGGCAGTCTATCTTCCCGTTCCCGGCGAGTGGCCCCGCGCCCGTGCTGTTCAACCTGCTCCAATTGCTCTTGTCTGGCGCAAAGGAGATTACCTCGGTTCAGGACATTCTGACCGGGGGCCAGCAGCCGTCAAACCAGCCCGCCACCACCACGCTTGCCCAGGTCGAGCAGGCGCAGAAGGTGATGACGGCCATCTTCAAGCGCGTCCACCGCGCGTTCGGTGAGGAGCTGCGCAAGCTGCGCCGCCTGAACCGTGATTATCTGGACGATGAGGAATATTTCCAGCTCAACGACGAGCAGCAGGCACAGGTTGGCCGCATGGATTATGCCGACCGCGACCTGGACGTGATGCCGGTTAGCGACCCAACGGCTGCATCGGATCAGCAGCGCATGGCGCGGGCGCAGGGGTTGCTGATGTTCAACGGTGACCCGCTCGTCAATCAGGTTGAAATTCGCAAGCGCGTGCTGACCGCGATGGGCCAGCAGGACGTTGGCGCGCTCCTCAAGGTTCCGCCACCGCCGCCCAATCCCATGGCCATGATGGAGATGGTTAAAGAGGCGCGCGCCAAGAGCGAGACTGATGCCAAGGTGCGCAAGTCGGACGCGGATTCGGCACAGGTGCTGATGAGCGCATCGCAGATCGCCCGCGACATGGGGCTGATGGACGACGCGGCGCATCTAGCCGCGCTGGCAACGCAAATCGGACAAGATGCAGGAGAGCCAAATGACCAAGGAGGAATTCCTGGAATGGCGGGACCACCCGCTGACCAAGGGGGTGCTGACCTATTTCAAGGACCGTCGGGCGGCCCTGATGGAGCAATGGGCGGCGGGTTGCCCATGCCCCCCGGAGATGCAGGCCCAGGCCCAGCTATTGGGCCGGATAGCGGACCTGCATTGGGATGACATTGCCGAACATTACGGAATTGGAGGCGACGATGAAGAATACGAGCGGGCGTGAGCCTCTGGATATGCGGGTGCTGATCCTGCCCGATCCGGTTGAAGAGAAGCATGGCAGCATTTTCTTGCCGGAAGCGGTCAAGGAACAGGAGCGCTATGCCCAGATGACCGGAACGCTGGTGGCGCTTGGCGAAAATGCTTGGGAGGAGGCGGCAGCGCGTTCGCCTAATTTCAAGCGCCCACAGCCGGGAGACCGGGTGATGATCGCCAAATATGGCGGAATTCTCTTCAAGGGCGACGATGGCGCTGAATACCGGATCATGAATGACGAAGATGTAACCGCGCGTGTGGTGGAGGGATGAACATGGCGACGCTTTCATTGAAACAGACTGAGCCGGAAGCCGAGGATGGCAAAGGGGTTCTGGACGGTGAAGAAGATGGCGCACCCGGTAGTGGAGAGCGCGATTGGGAAGATGAGGCTATCGAGCTTGGATGGGTTCCCAAGGATGAGTTCAAGGGAGACCCTAAGCGCCACGTTGATGCGCGTACTTTTGTTATGCGCGGAGAGAACATGCTCCCGCTGCTTAAGGCCGAAGTGAAGAAGCTTCGCGACGAGAACAAAACCATTCGCCGCGATACGAAGCGCTATGTTGACTTCATGAGCAAGTCGGAAGAGCGCGCCTATCAGCGGGCGATGACCGATCTTGAGAAGCGCTTCGCCAACGCGGTTGAGACTGGCGATCACGCCGAGGGGCAGCGCGTCTTTCAGGAAATGAAGGACCTGCGCCCCCAGGAGGAAAACAAGGCGACGTTCACCAAGGAGGACGCTGAGGATGCCTTTGACGACTTCCGCGAACAGAACCCATGGTATGACCGCGCCCAGCTTGCCGGGGCTAGCGATGACGAGCGGGATGCGCGCGTCTATGCTGATCGGATCGCTGAGAAGATGGTACGACAGGGCAAGGCGCAGGAGATGGCGCCGCAGGACTTTTTCGCGGAGCTGAACGAGGCGGTTCGCCAGCGCTATCCTTCTGTGGGCCAGACCAAGCAGCGCGCGAGCCGGATCAGCGAGGTTGCCGGGGCAACCGGAGGGCGCGGCGGGCGCGGGGGACATACGTTTGATGATCTTCCGGTTGAGGCCCAGCGCTTTTGCGACCGCATGGTGAAGCAGGGTTATTTCAAAAACCGCGCCGAATATGTCAAAAACTATGACTGGAGTGACAAGAAGTGACCGCACGCAGGGGGCGCCCGCCGATGCGCCGCACGACCGAACAGGCTGAAGCCATTGTCGAGGTGGCCGATGAGGCAATCGAAAGCACCAACCAGCAGGATGATGCAAAGCCGGTACGTCGCCGCCGTTCAAGTGTTGGTGGACATGCCATGAAGTTGAGCGCGCCTAAGCGCGAAGGTCACGAGCGGCGCTGGGTCAATGATGACAAGAACCGTATTGCAGAGATTGAAGAACTAGGCTATACGTTTGTTTCGGAAACGGGCATCAAGACACATAGCCCAGGCTCGCGCGTCTCACGACTTGTTGGGACAAAGGCAAATGGCGAGCCACTGCTTTCCTACCTCATGGAAACCCCTGATGAGCTTTACGCCCAAGGTGTTTCCGAAAAGGAAGATGAACTCCGGGAAAATGAACGAGGCATGTTCGAAACCGGCGATACCCAAGGCAGCCAGCTTTCCGCAATCCCGCGTGATGAGCGTTACGGCAAAGTTTCGGTAGAGCAGCGCGATCGGTTGTGACCCATGCGCCTGCTCAGGCGCAGAGGTCTTGAACAATGACGAATCCCAATGTTCCGCGCGGGCTTGTCCCGGTGCGTGGCGTTAGCGGCCAGTATGTGACTGGGGGCTTTCGCTCCTATGTCCATGACAGCAGCGACGGCACGGCAATTTATGTCGGTGACCCGGTGAAGATCACAGGCACCAATTACACCCTTCTCGGCCAGTCGATGCCCGGTGTTGTCCGCGCATCCTCTGGCGATGTCATCACGGGCGTTGTCGTCGCCGTGTTGCCGGATACCCGTGACAGCACGCCTTATGTGGCGGCGTCCACGAGCCGGATTGTGATGGTGGACGATGATCCCAACTCGCTTTTCGAAATTCAGGATGCGAACAGTGGTACGGCGCTGACCGATGCGGCTGTTGGCCTGAACGTTGACTTCACTGGTTCGGGCGGCAGCACGGCTTATGGCTGGTCTGCGGTCACGCTGGACAACACCACCGAGGCGACCACCAACACCCTCGATCTCAAGATCGTGGATATTGTCAACCGGCCCGATAACGCCAGCGGCGACACTGGGCCTGCGAAGTTCCTGGTGCGCATCAACCGCCACCGCTTTGCCAACCAGATTGCGGGGGTCTAACCGATGAGCACGATCACTACTGGCCAAATTGCCAAACTGCTTTGGCCCGGCCTGAAGGCACGCTGGGGTGCTGATTACGACCAGCATCCGGTTGAATACACCGACCTGTTCGAGACGTTCGATTCGGACAAGGCGTACGAAGAAGATCAGGAGCTGACGAGCCTCGGCCTTGCTCCGGCAAAGCCGCAGGGTGCCTCCGTTCTGTATGATACCGCGCAGCAGGGTTATACCACGCGCTACACCCATATCGCTTATGCGCTGGGGTTCATCATCACCCATGAGGCGATGATGGACAACAAGTATGAGAAGATCGGCATGGAGCGCACGGGCAACCTGGCCTTCTCGATGCGTCAGACCAAGGAAAATGTCGCGGCGAACGTCTATAACCGCGCCTTCAATTCGTCCTATACGGGCGGTGACGGCAAGGAGATGATTGCGAGCGATCACCCGACGCTGAACGGTACGCAGTCGAACAAGCTGGCCATTGCGGCTGACTTGTCGGAGGCGGCGATTGAGGACATGCTGATCCAGATTGCGAGTGCGCAGAATGCCCGTGGTCTGCGTATCTCCCTGATGGGGCAGTCGCTGCATATCACGCCATCGAACATGTTCGAGGCAGCGCGTATCCTTAAATCGGTGCAGCAGTCCGGCACGGCGAATAACGACATCAACGCCATCAAGACGATGGGCATGTTGCCCGGTGGCGTGAAGGTGAATCACTATTTCAATGATGCCGATGCGTGGTTCATCCGCACCAATATCCCACGCGATAGCGGCCTCAAGCTGATGCAGCGTGAAGAGGCGTCGTTCGCGCAGGATGGCGACTTCGACACCTCGAACCTCAAGTATAAGGCATATGAGCGCTATGTGTTCGGCTGGACCGACTGGCGCGCCATTTACGGTTCTGCCGGTGCCTGATGCCTGTGGTGGGGAGGGATGGAAGCTCTCCCCACCATTTTTCCGGGACGCTGGCGACAGCGTTCTTTCCTGAACGTCCTGGAGTTCTATAAATGGCTACCCCAACTCGTTTCCCCTATGGCGTGACGACCGCCACTAAGACCGCCAACCTCGGCATGTTCGGCCTTCCAGATCCGACGGGCTGGCACACCTATTTCAACGATTTCGACACGTTCAATACGGCTGATTGGACGATCACCACGACCGAGGCTGGTAGTGGAAGCGCCACTGAGGCGCTGACTGATGCTGATGGTGGTGTCCTGCTTGTCACCAATGATAACGCCGATAACGACGCGGATTTTTTCCAGAAGGTTGGCGAAAGCTTTCTGATGCAGACCGGCAAGAAGGCGCTGTTCAAGGCGCGCTTCAAGGTCAGCGACGCGACGCAGAGCGATGTCGTCATGGGCCTGCAGGTCACCGACACTACGCCGCTTGATGTGACCGATGGCATCTACTTCCTCAAGCCAGATGATGCAGCAGTGGTGAATGTTGTTTGCCGCAAGGATGCGACCACGGGCAGCACCTCGGCAAGCTCGATCACTTCGCTCGCTGATGACACCTGGATCGTGCTGGGCTGGTATTATGACGGCAAGGGCAATCTGACCTACTTTGTCGATAATGTTCAGCGCGGCACAATCGCTGTTTCCGACTATCTCCCCAACACTGAGTTGACGGTAAGCTTTGGCATTCAGAACGGTGCAGCCGCAGCTAAAACCATGTCCGTGGACTATATTTTCGCGGCCAAGGAGCGGTGAGCAAGGCCCGCATAGAGGGGCGGATCAAGGATGCCTATTACATCGTGGTCGCCCCCGATGGGACAGTGATGAAGCGGATTCCGCTAGCGCAGGCTCGAGACGATGAGCGGTTGCAGGCGGCGATCCAGCGCAACGGGTGGGAGGAACTTCCATGACGCGGTTCAGTAATGGTGCATGGCTTTCAGGTATCGAAGTAAGTGAAAATGGCCATGCGGCCTACGTCCCCAATGTGCGGCTATCTGGTGCGGATGGTGGAGCCGTCACCCCTTCTTCTGCCACCAATTCTCAAGTCGCAAGCGCCGCAGTGAGTACGTCCCTTCTGGCGAGCAACGCCAGCCGCAAGGGTGCGACGATCACCAACGCCGATGTCAACACGCTCTATCTTGACCTGAGCGGGGGAACGGCATCGTCCACCAATTATACCCTGCAATTGCCATCGGGCGGGTATTATGAGGTTCCGTACGGATATACGGGGCCGATCACGGGCATCTGGGCGGCAGATGGTGCAGGGTATGCGCTGATTACCGAGTTTGCATAATGCGCAGGCGCACATATTCGCCGGGGCCTAATGCAATTGATCCGGCATCTGGCTTCAAAGTCAAGCTGGACCGGCTAGAGCGGCAATGGGATAACGAGCTTGTCGATCGTGCGTTCATCGACAAGGAGCGCAACCCTCAGGACTATCTGCGCACTATCCCTGACCGCCAAATATTGCCCTATTCACGGCCTGAGGCGCCAGATCGCTTCGTGGCATATGCCTTCGAGGAAGAGACGGGCGTACCCATTTCCCTTGAGGATGGCGGCCCGCTTCAAACCGAGGGCGAGGTGGTAGTGTTATGACGACATCTGGTGTCACGTCCTTCACCATGACGACCACACAGCTGGCCGAGCAGGCATTCCGCATCCTTGGTAAGTTGGCCGAGGGTGAGGCGATGACGCCGCGCATGTATAATGACGGCAAGCTTGCACTCAACCTGATCCTGAAAACCATGGGGACGCAAGACCGACTTTGGCTGCGCACCGAGCGCACAGTCACGCTATTAGCAGATACGGCGGCCTATGCGCTTTCCCCAAAGCCCGGACGGGTGCTTTCTGTTCGTCGCAGGACGAGCGGCATTGACGTTCCCATGGAGGAATTTGCGCGCCAGACGTATTTCGATCAGCCGAACAAGACGGTCTCGTCGTCCATCCCGATTGCCTGGTATTATGACTCTCAGGCGACGACTGGTACGCTTTATGTGTGGCCAGCGCCATCAGCAGCCACGGCAGCCAGCGTCACGCTGAATCTAACCTATCTTCGTCGGATTGAGGATATGGTGAACCCATCTGATGAGCTGGATATGCCGCAGGAATGGTTGCAGGCCATCGCATGGATGATGGCGAGCGACCTTGAAACCCAATATCCCGTGAATGACGCGCGGCTGGCACAGAAGATTGATGGCCGCGCTCGCGAGCTTATGGCCGAGCTGGACTCGTGGGATACGGAAAATGATAGCCTGTATTTCCAGCCGGATTATATGCCGTGAGGAAGCTAAAGCCCGCCCTGCAATCAAGCGATGGCCGGTCAGCTCCATGGTCTGGCGCGAGGCTGGTCAACTGCTTCGCGGAACAGGCAGATGGTGACAAGATTGACCTGTTCGCGATCATGGCTACGCCCGGCCTTACCCAGTTCGCCAACATCGACAGCCTGCCCGTGCGCGGGATACACCGCATGGGCGAAACGCTTTATGCGGTCATCGGAACGACGCTTTACAGCATTGCCGTTGATGGGACGGAAACCGCTTTGGGCGCGGTGGGAGGGGATAAGCCGGTTCGCATCGTGGACAATGGAACCGAGCTGGCTATCCATGGCGGAGCACTTGGGAAGACTGGATATGTCTATTCGGGTGGGGTTCTGTACTCGAACATCACCAACCTGCCCGATGTGACGGACGTTGGCTATATCGACAGCTATTTCGTTTGGACGATTGATGGCGGCGATCAGTTCATTATTTCTGGAAACTTCGACGGGATGAGCTATGACCCGCTTGATGTGGCAACGGTTGAGGGTTCGCCTGATCGTCTGATCGGATGCATCGTTGACCACCGTGAATTGCTGTTCTTCGGAACGGATACGGTTGAGGTCTGGTACAATAATGGCGGCGCCGATTTCCCATTCTCACGGCAGGGGAATGCCTTCATTGAGCGCGGCTGCCTGGATAGAAACTCAATCGTCAAGATTGACAATGGCGTACACTTTGTCGGGGATGATCGCATCATCTATCGCCTTGACGGCTATCAGCCGACGCGAATTTCCACCCATGCAATTGAATATAAAATCCGCCATGCAGCATGGTTCAGGGGGTGGACCTATTCTCAGGAGGGCCACAAGTTCTTTGTGTTGAATACCGACCTTGGGACATGGGCCTTCGACATGGCTACGGGGGCTTGGGCCGAGCGCCAAAGCTATGGCCTGTCAAACTACCGCATCGGGTGTGCGACGACGGCCTATGGCAAGACTATTTTTGCCGACAACCGAACAGGAAAGCTTTATATCCCTGACCTTGACACCAATGATGAGGATGGGGAGCCTATCCAGACCATTATCGAGTTGCCCGCGATTGAGGCCCAGCGCGAGCGCGTAACGCTCTATGCGTTTGAGGCATACATGGAAAGCGGCGTGGGCAATGAGGCCGTCACCGATCCTCAGATCATCATGCAGTACACCAAGGACGGCGGGCGCACCTGGTCGAATGAGCTGTGGCGGTCGATGGGTAAGGTTGGTGAGTATCTGACCCGTGCCATCTGGCGTCCCAATGTTGAGTTTCGTCAATTGCAGATCAGGTTGACGATGCCGGATCGGTGTCGTCGGTTCATGCTTGGCTTCTATGCGGATGTTCGCTGATGGCAACCGGCATTTTACCACCAAGAACGCCCATTGCGGATCGAGCTGGCTTGGTAACGCCCGAATGGTATCGCTATTTCGTCGGAAACAAGTCTGACACAGATACCGCCCTAGGTAGCGCCTACTCAGCAGGTGAGGGGCTTGCGGTGAGCGGTGGGGCCATTCTCATCAAGGATGGAGGGGTAACTGATTCAAAAATCAGAAATGGTGTGGCGACAAGCGTTATCGGTCGCTTTGCGTCAACGCCGGGTCGGGTTGCCGACATCTTGGCGTCCAATGACCGGCAGGTTTTGACGCGGCAGGGCGGTGTTCTGGCATTCTTCGACTATCTGGACCTATTCAGCATCATCGCCGGACAACTCACGATTGGTACGCGGTCAGTCACCTCGGACACGACCTATGCCGATGGCGAAATGATGATCGCAGCCGATGCGAGCGGGGGCAATATCACGCTAACCCTGCCTCATCTTGTCGAAGGCCGAATGCTGATCGCCAAGAAGATGGATTCAAGCGGGAACAGTGTAACCTTGAGTGGTGCCGCCAATATTGACGGATCTGCAAGCAAGAGCACAACAACGCAATATGCTAGTTTTACCTTGGTCGGTGGAGCTACACAGTGGATGATTGTGTAGTGTGATAGGCCTAGTATTGTATTTATAGCTATGATATGGATGCGAAATGCCGCGTTGATCGCGATGGCGGGAATGATCGACCGCCGAAGCATCCAGACAGAAGATCGTCATTCCTGTCTGGTAGGCAATGCGCAATTTTCTGAAAATCGTAGAGGGCATTGATGTAAAGCCGCTGCTGAACGCGCTGGCTGTCCGCCCCTATCTTTGGAACGAAAACACGTTGCGCACCGCGCACCCGGCAAGCCCACACCGGCAGGTCGATGACATCTGGTGCATGTTCAACGCGATCCCGAACGATCCGACACAGGTAGTCGATGACTGCGACGTTGTACCGTACCGGGCATGGCATGAGATTCCGCTTCTGCGCCCGGTCATTCTTGACCTGATGCGCCGTGTCGAAGGTGTGCGGCTTGGCCGTGTCATCATTTCCCGCCTTGATCCTGGGAAGATGATTGAGCCGCACGTCGATCAGGGAGCGCCTGCGACTTACTATGACAGGTATCACCTTGTCCTACAGTCGCAACCGGGTGTTCTCACTCAAGCTGGGGAGGAGGTGATCGAGGTTTATAGCGGCGATTTCCTTTGGTTCAATAATCGCGTTCCCCACCAGATCGTCAACAACAGCGCCGATGATCGTATCGCGCTTGTCATGGATGTACGCCGATGCTGACCGCCCATGTCGAGGACCTGGCTGATCGCCTTGATGAGTTGAAGCAGTTCTTCCCGATGCATTGGGAGGAGCTGGCGCTCAATCAGAAGCAGGTTCCGTTAGACCCTCAGTACGGTGTCTATCTGGACTTGGCCGCGCGTGGCGAAACCATGCTGGTGACGCTGCGCAAGAAGGGTGAGATTGTTGGCTATTTCGTCGGCTTTGTAAAGCCGGGGCTGCACTATCAGACATGCCTTACCCTCACCATGGATATTTTTTACGTCCTGCCGGAGCATCGTGGCGACGGTGGCGGGTTTGTGCTGTTCAAGGCAGTGGAGGCTGAGGCGAAGCGGCGCGGGGTGCAGCGCATGTTCGTCGGATCGAAGTGCCACAAGGACGCGTCGTGGCTGTTTGAGCGGCTTGGCTATGAAGAGGTTGAGCGCTTCTACTGCCTGTGGATGGGGGATAACTGATGGTCGCTGTGGCAATCGGTGGCGCTGCGGTCATTGGTGGCGCTACGTCTGTTGTTTCTGGTAACAAGGCGGCCAAAGCGCAGAAGGATGCGTCTGCCGCTCAGGTTGATGAATGGCGCCGTCAATACGATCAGACACGGGCCGACTTTGCCCCTTGGCGTACGGCGGGTGCCAATGCGCTGACCATGCTGACCAATGCGTACGGGATCGGCGGTGGCCAACCGGCTGACTTGGGACCCTATGGCGGGTTCACGGCATCGCCGGGATACCAGTTCCGACAGGATGAGGCGGCCAAGGCTATTCAGCGTTCGGCGGCGGCGACAGGACAATTGCAGTCCGGCGCCACGCTGAAAGCGCTTGATCGCTATTCGCAGGGCATCGCAAGCGATGAATATACCAATTGGTGGAACCGACTGGCCGGGATTGCCGGGGTTGGGCAGGCGGCGACCGAGGCGACGGCATCGGCTGGGCAGAACGCTACTTCTGGCATTTCCAATGCGATCGGTTCGGCTGGGAATGCGCGGGCATCCAGCTATGCCAACACAGGCTCTGCCATCAACGGAACGCTTAATAACGTTCTATCTTCCTACCTGTATAGTAAGGGATGGGGTGGCGGCTGATGCCTGGGCCATACGGAATTGAGATGTTCGACGCTGGCAACGCGCTATCGGCTTTGCAGGCTGGACGCGATGCGCGCGTGAAGCAGATGCTCTTGAAGCGCCAGATGGATGCCGAGGACCTGGCCGCGAAAAAGCAGGCTGGTGTTCAAAGTGCGCTGTCGGCTTATGCCGGTTCAGCAAAGACGGCAGATGATCGCAGCGGGCTTGTGAATGGCTTGCTGGCTATCGACCCGGACACGGCGATGAAGTTCAGCGACCATTTTTCCAAGATGGACGCAGATCAGGCGAAGCAGGCACGCGACAATGCCACGCGGTTTGCATCCATGGCGTTCCAGCTCAAGCAGCTTCCCGCCGATCAGCGCCGTGCAGCCTTGCAGAACATGGCGCCGATCCTTGGCCAAATGGGGTTCAGTGCCGACCAGCTTCAATCCGCACAGTTGGACGACCAGAGCCTTGATATGATTATCGCACAGGGTCGCGACATCGAAAAGCTGGTCGATGGCGCAAAGCCCAATCTTAGGTCGCTATCTCCTGGTGATATTCTGATCGATGCGAACACCGGAAAGCAGGTGGCGGCGTCTCCTTTGCCAAAAATAATTTTTGGGCCAGATGGGCCGTACGCGCTTGGTCCAATTGGCGATGGCGTGACGACTGGTGGCGGAGCGCAATCCGGTGTTGGGGCCGGTGGCGCACCACCGCATATATCCAGCAAGCAGCAATATGACGCGCTTGCTCCGGGCGCACAATATATGGCGCCGGATGGCTCGATCAGGACAAAGGGAGGTCCGACGCCGCGAGCGTCGGGCGCGTTTCCCGGTCAGTAATGGCGCGGACGTACTGCGCGCCATCTATCCACAGGCGCATGTTACCGATAACCGCCGATCAGCCGACAGCGCATTGGGGCAAGCTAACCCAAGGTCGTGGCATGTCCGCAGCGGCGGGGCCGTTGATGTACGGCCAATCCCCGGCATGACATTCGATCAGTTCGTCGCCGGTATCCGGGCGCAGGGATACGACATTATCGAACAGCGAGACGAAGTGAAGAACCCAAGTTCCTACGCGACAGGTCCGCATTGGCATGTCGTGATTGGAGGAAAGCGATGATGCAGGATAATAACTGGTGGCAGGGCGACAGCGTTGTTGGGCAGGGCGGGGCGCCCGTTCAACGTGCGCCGCAGGCTGTGCCCGGATTGACGCCGATTGGACCGCGTAAGGCGGATATGCGTACACCAGACCAGATTGCTTTCGATCAGGCCCGCCTTTCTGACCTTCAAGCCAAGCAGGCGAAGGATGCGCAGGACCAGAAAGATGCAGCTGAAAAGCTTCAGCGTCAGCGCCAACTGGCACTCGGCGGCGCTCAAGATGCGCTTTCCGCTATCGCATCAGCAAAAAAGCAGATCGGCTGGAACACTACCGGCCTTGTCGGTAGGGCGTTGGAATCATGGCCTGGGTCAGATTCCGCAGACCTTCGCGCAAACATTAATACGATCAAATCGCATGTCGGTTTTGATCGCCTACAGGCTATGCGGGATGCTTCACCTACTGGTGGTGCGCTAGGAGCGGTGTCTGATACTGAAAATAGGCTTCTGTCCGACTCTATCGCAAGCCTATCGACAGACCAAAGCGCTGAACAGCTAAAGGCTAATCTTGAGGCAATTGAACGCCATTATCGCGCTGTCATCGACACGATTAATGGGAAAATGCCGGATGGCTATTCGCAGGACGGAAAGCAAGGTGGCGCTGCTGGCTTAGCTGGTGGTGCATCGGGTGGTGGACAGAGTGGCGGGCCTAATGGCGGCCCCGGTGGCGGCCAGCAGCAGAATTTGCTTCAAGCTACCCTGAAAGGCATTGGGGATGCTCCTGGTGCCTTCACCGATTGGCTTTCGGGTGCCAATGTTGTCAGCCGTGATTTTGGGAATGATGGCGATACAGTCACAGTCACCTATGGCGACGGCAAGACTGAAACGCGCCCTGTCCCGGCATCTGTAACCAATGATCCTGATTTTCGGGATTGGTACGCTAAGCAATATCCTGATCGTCCGCCGATTACGGGCGTCCATGTTGATGTTGTCGGTGGCCAAGGTGGGGAAAGCGACAATCCGACCGGATCGGGCACGCCTGACGGGGCAACACCAGTTAACGCCATTGGTGCTCTAGGACGAAGCGCTGCCCAAGCGGCGAGCCTTGGCCTTGCTACACCGCTTGTAGCTGGGATTGATTCTCTGACCAATGGCCGTAGCTGGGCGGATAATCTGCGCGATGAACGGGCTTTGGACAGCCAAGCGTGGCGCGATTACCCGGGCGTGTCTGCTGCTGGTACGATCGGCGGTTCTCTGCTACTCCCATCGCGTATCGGTTCAGCGGGCGCGGCGGCCAAGGATGCGGCAGTTGCGCGCGGGCTAAGCAACAGTGAGGCCATGCGTGCCGCGTTGTCTGCGTCGGCACGTCAGGGCGGAATCGAAGGTGCTATTTACGGAGGTGTCTATGGGGCGGCGTCGGCTGACGGTGACATCAAGGACCGTCTCGCTGCGGGTGTCGTATCGGGTGCCACTGGCGGTGTTGCGGGCTACGGTCTTACCCGTGGGCTTGGCGCTATCGCTAGCCGCTGGGGCCGTTCTGACGCGGGTGCTGCTCGTGATGCTGCATTCGCTGATCGGGTAGACGCAGCCAAGGCAGCGCAGGACCTGAGTATTCCGGTTCCTGGCTTTGTGTCTGGCAATCCGTTGATGCAGCGCCTTGGAACAACGCTTGAAGGAACGCCGTTCGGCGCTGGTCCGATAAAGCGAGGCGTTGAGGGAATGCTCGATGCGTCCAAGTCGGCGGCTGACAGGATTGCAGGCGACCTCGGCGGCGGTTTCACCCCAGAGCGCGCGGGCGATGAAGTGGCTAAGGGCGCCAAGCTGTACAGGGACAATAGCAGCGCACAAGCGGGGCGACTGTATGACCAGGCAAAGCGTCTTAGTGGGGATACGTTTGTCACGCCGACAACGACCATGCAGACAATTGCTGCACTGATCCGCGATCAAAAGCAAGTTCCCGGTGGGACTGATGCTTTGCACATCATTCAGCATTATGCCGATGCATTCTCAAATGGCGGAAGCATCACGATTGAGGGCGCGCGCGGGATGCGCACGGCTCTACGCGACAGGCTATCCCAAACCATGATGCCGAGTGATGCGGAACGACTGACTGCCCAAATCATGGGCGCGGTCAATGCTGACATTGAGAAGAGCCTGATCGAAGCTGGCAAACCTGATGCAGCCCAGGCGTATAAAGCTGCTGATGCTTATTATGCACAGCGAATGCAGAATATCCGTGACATATTGGAACCCTTCGTCGGGAAGGACGGCACCAATTGGGGATCTGAAGTAGCAGCAAAAATCAAGGCTGACAGCCAGAGCAATGGTGAGCGCCTTGATGAGATGCTGAAACTGATGCCGCGGGATGCGGCCAATGAGGTTCGCTCGTCACTGATCCAGCAGCTTGGGCGTGCGCAATCCGGCTCGCAGGATGCAACTGGCGATGTGTTCTCGCTCGATACCTTCCTGACAAACTGGGACAAGATCAGGGGCGCACGCGAGCGGATTTTCCCCAAGGACACCTACCGCGCGTTGCAGCAGCTCGCCACAGTCGCCAAGCAGGCCAAGGATGCGGGGAGACTGCGCAATGCTTCACAGTCTGGCAATGTGATGATGACAGCATCAACCTTTGCTGGCCCTGCTGGGGTGATTGGAACGGGGAATGTCCTTGGCGGCTCATCGCTGTTCGCTGCTTTTGCAGGTGGACAATATGGCGCGGCGAAGCTGCTTGCATCGCCTATCTTCACCAAGCGCCTGGCCAATGCGCCATCGACTGCCGCCGCCGCACGCCGGTTCTGGTCTGGCCCGTGGGTGGACCGACTGGCGAAGTCCGATCCTTCAATCGCAGCCGATGTTACCGGGTTTCGTGACTTTGTGCTGAGGAGCATTGATTCCGGCTCGACAAGCCGTGCCGCCGCATCAGATAGCGGTTCCGACAAGAAGCAATAGGAAATAGGTCGCCATCCTGGCCTTTCGGTTTGGGATGGTGACTGCTGCTAACGCGATCAGCACTATTAGGTGCCAAACCTTCATAGGAACAAGAAGCAATTGAACATCGCTTAGTACTAGCATCCAATTAGAGTTTATGCTACCCAATGTTTGGCACGGCATTATTCGCCCAGCGTGATCGAGGGACACGCGCGCCGACACAGATAACCTCGCCCGCCAAATGGTTGGTTATCTGTGGCCCATCTCTTCGACAATCGCATCCTGAGCGTTCTTGTTAACGGCGAGATTGAGCCGGGAGCGAAGCTGTATTGGTTTCAGGGCGGGACGACGACCGCAGCGAACAGCTATACGACGAGCACGCTGTCTGTCGCGAACACAAACCCGGTTATTGCGGATGGTAATGGACGTTTCCCCTCAATCTGGCTGGCCGACAGCACCTCGTACAAATATGTACTGACAGATGCCGAAGGGTCGCCATCAAGCCCAATTTTGACGCAGGATGGGTATGCCACGCCAGACCCAATCCCCACAATCGACTCCGGGCTAGATGGATTCCTTGACGGGAGTGAACGTCTGGCCATTGCGGATGGTGGAACGGGAGCCAGCAACGCTTCGGATGCGGCTGCCAATCTTGGCGTCCTTAAGCTTACTGGCGGGGCAGTAACGGGCAATATTGTCCGTTCTGGGTCCGGCCCGCATCTGTACTTTGCTGCATCTGCACTCAGCACCCCAAAAATCTATGTGACCGCCGATACTGACCCAGACCCAAGGTCCGGAGTCCCAGGTGAAATCTGGATGCAGTGGTCATGAATATTTCATTCATCAATGAATTGTCAGAATCAAAGTTGCTATCTGCTGTCAATATAATTGATGGTACTGGGGTAGATAGGCAGGTGAACATAATCAGGATTATTGATGAAGATGGCTATGATAGGGTTGTATTCGATCATGCTGGAATCACAAGCCTTAGTATGTCGTTTGATCCTAATTATGCGATTGCATATACTGAATATAGCACTGCTGCCACTACAAATACTGTAACCGCGAATGTTGTTGGTGGAACTCCTCCATACACTTACGCGTGGTCTGTGTCTGATTATACATCAGCAAAGCCTCCATCCATTGGAAGTTCAACTAATCAAACGACGAGCTTTTCGCTTAGCGGTCTAATTTCTGGCGATTCTGAGTCTGCAACGGTATATTGCTTAGTAACAGATAGTAACGGAAATAACGTTAGCGCCGAACTTTCAGCTTTTTTCAGTCACGGCTAAATATCATGAGCAGAATAAGCGACCAACCGAAAAAATACCTGCTGGATAGTACGGCATTTTGCGCCCTCATTATGAACAATGAGAATGGCGTACTCACTAATTATGCCTACGCCATTGGTGACAAAATTGGGTCTATCGACCAGTCTTTGGCTGATTGGGGAAACTTTTCAGGTTTCTCTCAAGAAACGACATATGATGATAGCTCGCTCGGTCGCCTGCTACAGCGTGTCGTAAGTGTTTTAGATCCTCCGTTCAACGCCGTTGGTGATGGCGTTGCGGACGATTCCGCCGCATTTACGCTATTCATCAACTTTTTGAATGCCCGCTCTAATGGCGTTAGTGGCGGTGGATTGGGGTATGTTCCGCAGGGCCTATACAGGATCGCGAGCGATATTCCTGCCCTGATGACGAATGTTGGCCTTTATGGCGACGGTCCGCAGGCGACGTTGATCGACTTCCAGAACGGTTCTGGTGACTGCTTCAAGATTGGCGACCCGTCATCCGCTTCACGCGGCCAGACAATCACGGGAATGTATCTCGGCCAAACCGGCAAGACCGGCGGTACGATGATTAAGCTTCGGAATGTGTTCAATGCCAAGATTGAGCGCGTTCAGTCCGAGAACAATTTTATCGGGATTGACGTTGGGCCTTTGTGCAACAGCGTCACGCTGGAAGACATTTACATCACGGCAACGCAAGGCGCTTCGCCTGTCTGCCTAAAGTTTGTGGCTGGCGCATCAAACGCGCAGCGTTCGGACGTGTTGGTGATCCGCAATGTTGTTTTGTCGGGCCAGTGGAGCGATGCGACGTGTCTCGAATGGGATGGTGCAGCTTATACGCTCACCGTGCAATCGCTTCGTATGCTTCAAGCAAAGTACGGCATGGTCGTCAAGAACAGCGCGAACGATTCTTCGTGGTACCCAGCATTCCTGAACGCGCATGACATTGAAGCCGGGGGTTTCAAGCAGCGGGCGCTTTGGATTCAGGCTGGCAATGGTTTCAAAATTACGGTTTCTGATCTTAATAACTTGAGCACTAGCGATCCTTCGCAGGGCGCTGCGGACTTGTCTGCGGTGCAGATCGACCCAGACTTGACCCATAGCTATACCCGCTCGATCCAGATTAGCGATACGCGCATTGGTGGCACGCAGCGCGAGGGGTTGGGTATAGACGCGCGTGATGTAGCGCTGTCAAATGTCGTATTCTACACGACGAGCCTTGCTGGCGTCGGTAGCTACCCGGTGATCCGCTGCGGCGCCAATGCTCATGACGTACAGCTTGCTAATATTCGCGCCGAAGAGTTTGGCAGCGCAGCGCGTTCGTCCTATGCGGTCCAGCTCGATGCGGGCGCGACGCGCGTTTCTGGCACCAATATCAACTGCAAGTATTGCAACACCGGCGACATTCTCGACAATAGCGGTAACCTAACGAACACTTTTACGAACATTACGCGCCGCTCCGGGAACCCGTCCCAAACCCATAATGGGGTTTTTCCTGCCGTTCGCTACGCGACGACCGGACAAACCGAGGTCCGCAATGAGAACGAAAGCACGGGAGGCAGTGCTTCGTCTGCTTTCATTGCTGAAACTGGGGCGGCGAACGTATTTGCGCAGTGGCTTGTCCATAATGGCAGCGGGGCTCCATACTCGAAGCGCAATTCAGGGTCTGCTGTCACAGTCGTTTACGACGATTTCGACACGCATACATGGCGCACTAATAGCGAGACGGTGAAGGGTTCGCTCGACACAGGCGGTATGAAGCTACCGTCCGGGGCAGGATACTTCGTCAACAGCGTAAAGGTAGTGGGAGGCCGGCAAACGGGCTTCTCCGCGATGACGGGAACCGCGACGAAAACAGCAATCGACACGGATACGGCGACGCTTACCAAACTGGCACAGCGCGTGAAAGCGATTGACGACGCCATGCGTGCCCATGGGCTGATCGACTAGAGGATTAAGTAATGGGCGAGAAAATTATCATTTTAGGCCAAAGCAGTGGACAAAAGACGCACAGGGCGATTGTCTGTTTCTCAGACGATATTACGCCAGAATTGGCACGCGCATTTTATCAGAAAATTTATCTATGCCCGATGCGGGATGAAATGGAGCAAAACGACATCGCAAATAATGGCGACTTCTCTGGTGACAATTATTCTCAGGACATGCCAGCAGATATCGTTGATGAGTTCATCAATATGCTTCGTAATGTGCGTGAATTGGCTGAATAGCTACGGGGAAAGTGATAGAAATGAGTATAATTTACACTATTGGTTTGCCCGCCACCTCAACCCCGCTGACCGGGACGGCCAATGCCTCCACCACGGTGGGGCCGTTCGCGCCGCAACTGGCGCGGGCCATCTGGCTTGGCCTGTCGGGCACCTGGTCGGGCACGGTGCAGGTGCTGCGTTCCACCGATGGCGGGGCGACCAAGTTGCCGTTGACCGTGGCGGGCGCGAGCTGGGGAAGCTTTACCGCCAATGCCAATGAGCCGGTGGCCGAGGAAAGCGACGCGGCGGCGACCTATTACCTGTCGATCACGCTGGCCAGCGGCAGCGTTACCTATCGGGTGGCGCAATGAGCGCGGATTTCGCCGCGCGTGGCCTTGCGGTACAGGCCAAGGCGCTGGGCAAGCGCACCGTCACCGTCGATCCGTCCTATGAGCTGGCGCAGATCGGGTGGGACACCACCCGTTTTCCCATCGGCGCGCTGACGCTGGAAAACCTGGGCGGCGGGATGACCCGTTGTTCGGCGGGCGTCGATGTCGATACGATGTTCAGGGGCGTGGCGGGCGATTACACCACCTGGCCCACCTATTGGGTGCGCACCGATGGATTGAACAGCAACACCGGGACGAGCGAGGCGCAGGCGTTCGCATCACTCGAAAAGGCCATTCAGGTGGCCAATGCGGCGGGCGTTGCGGCGCGGATCATGGTCAAGACCGGCTATTACAACCGCACCGTCAATTTCTGTGGCACCGGTGGCGCGACACAGCCGACCGTCCCGATTGTGTTCATGGCCTATGCCGGGCGCGCGGTGTGCGCGGCGGCGGAGGCTGGCGCGAACCTGACCTGGGTGGCGGATGGCACCTATAACTGGATTTACAGCGCCACCCGTTCGGGCGCGCTGCGCATCGTCAACCTGTTGGGGCGGGACCGGTTCGGCCATTATGACGAGCTGGTCAAGCTGGGCAGCGCGGCGGCGGTCAGCCGGACGCCGGGTTCATGGGCGCTGGTCGGCTCCACCGTCTATGTCAACCGCGCGGACGGGGCACAGCCCAGCGACACCAACACCCGCCTGTACATGACGATCCCCAATTTCGTCCACTCCTATCAGGCGATGAAGAGTTTCCTCTTCACCGGCCAGACCGAGGGTGACGG